CCAGGGGGTTCAGGAGCACAGACGTGCCTATTTTCATTGAGTCTGCGTAGGATCTCCCGGACACCTTCAGATGGTACTCACCCGTGTTGCTCACGAACATGGTGTTGCTCACGGACAGTAAATGTTGAGGATTCGTGTTGGCTATACCCACGTTGCTAGTGGTGGTATTCCCCACATCGGTCACCTGTTGAAGACTGGGTACATTGAGCGCTTGACTCGCGGGAACTCCAGAGTTTACGACTTCTTTCGTCACCGCGTCGTACGTGAGGATAGACTGTTGATCCGTGTTGACCTGTCTGAGGGGGGTCATGTACACGGTTCCGGACCTCGAGGTGTCGATCTGTTCGTCTGAAGCGTTGAATACTATGGTGTTTTCTCCCTGATCATCCGTACAATTCTTCCCAAAACGGATCTTCGTCGACCGCTCGACGGTACTTAGATTCTTCACCATTTATTATAGGATTGTATTTTAATTCGCGTACATGAGACCCGCCATACCGTTATCTATGCGAAGGATGTTATAGTTGACGGCGTATATGGGATCCGTTATGGGCTTCGACTGACTGTGAATCTTGGCCGAGTCCAATCGACTGAAGTTGAGGGACCCAGTGGGTTGTAGAGAACTCGTGTTGAGACAGAAGCAGTACAAGAAAAAGTCTGGACTCGTCACGAAGTTTGTGTGATAATAGTTCATGACGTCTATGAAGTGCGGTTTGGCCCACTTGTACACCCCTATGTCCACGCTGTTGATGCTCAGCTTCACCTTGTTGTCCGTGGAGGTCAGAGCACCCCCGGTGGCCGTGTTGGAACACGCCAGATACTTGACGGGGTGGTTGAAGGTGAGTTCCTGGACCAGCTCTCCCGAGGGGATACTCTTCTGCACCTGTGTGATGAGAATATTGTTGGGTCGCGAAGCGATGTTCCCACGCTCTTCATTGTCTAGGTAATAATAGTTGGCGTAGGCTTCCACGTTATAGTTGCCCGCGTCGGGACCCCAATGAATCCTGAGCTCCACGTTGTGGTACTGAAGGGCCACGAGTGGTATGGCCGACTGGGGACCTTCACAGAAGAAGAAGCGCAGGGGGTAAAAGTACGATCTGGCGCTCACACCGGGATGGGTCCCGTTGGAGCTCTTGGAAACGTTCTGGGCGAAGGTATCTATGGCGATCTTCTCGGTGAAGATGGCATCTTGCGTGTCTACCACGTGTCCTCCTATGAGGAGTTCCACGTGATCCACGATGGTGTCCCATCGTTGTATGTCTAGCGCCTGAGACAGGTCGTCTAGGGTGAAGTACGTGTAGCCCAAGAGGTCACCACTTCTCTCGAACTTGATGGTGGACATGGAGTTACCTTTCACAGCCCCTTGGATCGTCTGTTTCTCGACGGACTGTGAAAAGTTGGAATGTCTCTTGAAGGTGGAACTGAAGAAAGAAATTTCGGGTTCACCCACGATATGTTCATCTTGGGCACCGATGGCTATGAGTTGAACTATTCCAGAGGACATTTATACTAATAGAGGTTAAAAAATATACAAACTAACGCCCTGACAGATTGGGTTTTTTACATACGAATCGAAGAATGAAATAATTATCGATGGTTCCCGGGACTGTATCACCATCCTGATTTCTTATGGTGAAGGACAACCGCCCGAGTTTCCTGATGGGTGTGATGTACTGCTGAACAACGGGGTAGTTGTCAGTAAAGTTAAAATTACCTGAACCATCACACAAGATGGTACCGAAAGACCGGTTCAGCCTCGAAGAACTTTCGAGGTCAGCGGTGGTCGGCTGACTGAAATTGGTATCCAGTTCATCCACGGAGATGTGACACACGTTGGAAGAGCTCGTGTGTATCTGCGCCGCCAGGAGACGAGCCTGCACGATGTTCTCCAGGGGTTGTTGAAGGTACACGGAGAATGTATTCTTACTCGCCTGACCCAACGTGTCGACGACTATCGTGTGATATTCGTGTTCGTAATCGGGGATTGTCGGTTGCGGAGAGGTCACGAGAGACATTTATATACACTCAGATTAAAACACCACCGATTCCACCGTCGATTTCGTAGCTGGCGTGGTCGCTCACGAGCTTCTGGCCACCGCAGATGCCATTCACGTCCATGGTGTAGTAATCGGATTCCTTGTTGGGGCCCGGGAGACACTCGGTGCTTCGGGGGAGGGTGAAGATGGAGGCGTCACTCTTGGTCTTGACGGTGATTTCCTTGGGCTGGTACAGGCTCATCTTGGGGTCCGCGGGGGTCGTCATGAACATGATGACCACGAGAAGGATGATGACCACGGCGATAGCGCTGAGGGTATTGCGGTTGGTGGTGTTAAGTTTCATTTATAGTGTGTCAACATTTTTTTTTATAAAGTGCGTTAAAGAGAAAAGAATAGTTTCATCATAGAGAGTAATGGACGGTGAAATCGTTCTCGACCGTGGTGACTCTCACATCATGAAACTTGACGAAAACGAACAAGCAGTCATGGATGAACTGCAGCTGAACTTCCCGAAGCCTCAGGTCATGAGCAGGGGGCGGCCCTCCCCTGGACCCCCGCCACAATCCTCGTACCAAGAGGACATAGGTGATTTCGCGAACCCCATGAAACAGAATGCACCTCCTCCACCTCAACAGGAGGACCCCATCGATTACGGGGAGGCTGAACCAGAAGAGGAACAGTACGAAGGAGCGTACGAGGCACCGGAGGAACAGCCTTCTCCTGGATACAAGACGATCGACGAGGAGAAGGCGGATCTGGTCAATAAACTGGGTCGGCTTGAGAAGAAGGGTTTCACGGTCAACAAGAGACTCAACGCCTACTCCCCGGTGGATGAGCTCAGGACGGAGGTGAAGCGCATCACGTACAGCATAGAGGTGGATAAGTCTGTGAAGTTTTCGAGGCGTATGCTCATCGCGTGTGTCACCGGTCTGGAGTTTTTGAACAAGCGGTATAACCCCTTCGATGTTCAGTTGGACGGGTGGTCCGAGAATGTGATGGAGAGCGTGGATGATTACGACGAGGTGTTCGAGGAACTGTACGTCAAGTACCGCACCAAGATGAAGATGGCGCCGGAGGTGAAGTTGATCATGATGTTGGGTGGTAGCGCGATGATGTTTCATCTGACCAACAGCATGTTCAAGTCTGTGATGCCCAATATGAACGATGTGATGAAGCAGAACCCCGATCTGATGCAGAACATGATGAGTGCGGTACAGAACACGATGGGGGGTGGGGCCTCCCCGGGGGCGAGTGGGTCTGCTCCCCCCAGCGACGGGCGGCGCGAGATGCAGGGGCCGGGTCTGGACATCTCCAGCCTGATGGGCAACATCATGATGCCCCCAGCACCTCCCATGAACACCATGCAGCCGCAGACGAGACCCGTGGTACCAGAGGAGGACGACGATGACATCTCGGACATCGTGTCGGAGGTGGGGGCAGAGGAACCAGAGGATGAGATCAAGGAGGTCAAGGTGACTCCAGCGAAGCCCAAGCGTGGTGGCCGGAAGAAGAAGGTTGAAATTAATTTGTGAGGCTACTATAAATGATAGGCTATTGTCCGATTGAATTTGATGAGACGCCTCCGCCTCCTATGAACCCCCCAGTAAAGCGTAAGATCGTGGTCGAGGAGCCCCTGGCCACCACGGAGTGTAATTATCTGGTGATGTTTTTCATCGTCGGTGTGATTGCCCTGGCGGCTATGGATGCTGTGGGGAAGTAATTTTTTTTAGTCAAACCCCGATACATTTTGTGGAGACACCCCCACATAACGTACCTGGTACTACGGTGGATTTTCGAGGGCATCCAGGCGAGCGAGTACAGAGGAGAGTTGGGCCTCGAGGTTGGCCCCTTGGTCTTCTCGGCTTGTAATTGTCTGTCCACCTCTTGGAGCGCTGCGGTGGTTACTGTGAAAATCGCATCCTTTTTTAGTGTGACAAAATCATCGACTTCTTGTCCCAATACAAAAATTTGATTATCGTTTCCATCAAAAGTACCAGACAGACTAAAAATATTCGAAGACACTCGTACAGAATGTTCGTCCAGTATTTCTTCAATTTCGGTATACTCTTCGGTTTCCTGTGGAGTTATAATTTTAATAGTATTCGCATTTGACATTAGATTGGATGTGTTAAATGAATTAAAAGTTATAATGTTAGAGTCGCTCACTGTCCCGAAATCATATACATTAGGAATAATATCAGTTATATTTTTAGTCGCGTACGGAATAATTTCCCTGACTTCTTGAGCTATGAAACCCCACACTGAATCCGAACCCTTATTTACTATATCTATATAATTATATTTTTTGGGTTTCAGAAGTCTTAAAATATCAAGAGCATTACCATCGTCTACATCGACAATATTAGTTTTTATTCTTGAATCAGAAGAAGTTATAACCCCACTTGTTGATATAATTGATTCTTTACATACAATTGGTCTAGTAGCATAAATACCTACAGAACCAAATTCTATATTTGGTATTTCATATACACCACTATTGTTATGATATATCCATCTTGTATTATAACCAGTGCCATTATAATTACCACTTCCCCCATTAACATGTAACTTCGCTAACGGTGTTGTTACCCCTATACCCACGTTGCCACCTTCAGGATTTAGTAATAAATCAAATGTATCAGCGTTAGTAGTACGATATGTTTGAATCCAACTACGCCCTGAATTACGCTGAACACCCATAAACATGCCATATTTTCCAAATGTTACACCACCCGTGTCATTTAAAATGTTAAAAAACGACGTGGTATTACTGATTGTATCTAAACTAGAATTCGTTTCAACGAATAATTTATCAGTGAGTACATTCCCCGAAACCTCTAGGGCCTCCGTGGGATTCGTGACACCCACACCCACCTTCCCAGAAGTCACCAAACTCGTCCCCGTATTGGTGAACTGAATGGTGTTCGAGGTGACGTTTCCATAGTCCGTGACTGACTGTAAAGTAATGTTGGACAGTTCGGAACCGTCACCCACAAAGTAATTCGCGTGCACATTCCCGGAAACCTCTAGGGCCTCTGTGGGGTTGGTGACGCCTATGCCTAACTTACCTGCTATGGTAGCACCGCCACCCACGGAAAATACTTCGTCGGGTGGTCCGTAGTTATATAGTTCCGTGCGGTCTTGATCAGTTTCACCAGCTGAAAATAGAGGTGTACCTATGTACCCATTAAGTCCACCACCGAATATAATTCGGTTTAAAAAATTATTTAGGAATGTACCCAACGTTTGTG